TTATTGTTTTTAGTGCCAGTAACGAAACGGTCCCTATCGAGGAGATGCGCTCCGCTCCGCCATACCCCAAGAACGCCATCCAATATGACAAGGCTCGAATTGTTGTTATGAACGGAACAGTTACTGTTGCCCTTGATTCCGAAGAGGGCCCAAAGATTGTGTTCCGCCAGCCTTATGAAGAAGCATCCTTTATCAAGTCTGCATCTAATAAAGAGGACTCACGTCTAACGACAACCAACGGGACGATGCTTGTCTTTAAGAAGAACGATGCGTGTGGTTGTGGCTCACGTTTGCGTTCTTGGAATCCATATCGAATTCTCGGCTCAACTCAGGACCCAGTATGATTGACCTGCTAGCTTTCGCGCTTCTAGCGTTAGCCACCTATCGAATCGGAAAACTTATCATCGAAGATGTCATCTTCGAAAAAATCCGAGAAAAAATTTTTAAAAAATTTCCTCCCGAGTCCACTAAGACGGGATATTTCTTTACATGTTACTGGTGCACGTCTCTCTGGGTAGCAACACTACTCACGGTAGGCTATATACTTGTACCTAGTATCATGCTTATTATTTGTTTACCACTTGCACTTTCTGCAGTGGTTGGCATTTTAAGTGAAAAAGTTTAAGGAGTCGTAAATTGGCAGTGTTCCGTAAGGATGGCAACGCAGCTACCCCAGCTGTGTACTCTGCTCCGCGCGCCCTAACGGCTGCTGCAGCTCAAGTTCGTATGAACGACAAGGGCGAGGCTGAAGCTTTTAAATCGCGTCGTGCTTCTTCTGTTTCTATTTGGCAGCAGGAAGCCTGGGAGTATTACGACGCTATTGGTGAAATTAAGTACGCCTTCAGTCTTGTTGGCTCTGTCGTATCTCGCGTGCGTCTTTATGCCGCTGTTGTAGAGAATCCAGCGGAAACTCCCGTTGCTCTAACTAATTCAGACAAAATCGACCCACAACTAGCGGACGCTGCAACGCGTGCGCTTGCTCGTCTTGACTCTGCTTATGGCGGTCAGGCGGGGCTTCTGCGGGACGCGGCTCTGAACCTACTAGTTGCTGGTGAGTGCTATCTAGTACAGATGCCCGAACGTCAGGGCTCAGGTTTGCCTGAGAGCTGGGATGTTCGGTCGGTTGACGAACTCAAGGTTGATAATCGCGGACAGTATGTCATTTCTACGCGACGCGACTTGAACGGCGTGGTTCCTATCCCCGTTCCCAGCAACGCCTTCGTCGGACGTATCTGGCGTGCACACCCCCGCTACTCCGATGAGCCAGACTCGAGCCTCAAGGGCATCCTAGACCTTTGTTCTGAGCTTCTCCTTCTTAACCGCACATTCCGTGCGACGGCACGTTCTCGTCTGAACTCGGGTGCTTTGTATCTGCCAGACGGCATATCGCTCTCTTCCTCTCCAGAGGAGGGTTACCAATTCGAAGATGAAGTTGACATCACGCAGCCGACTCCCGAAGAGGAAGAGGACATTTTTGAGAACCAACTGATTGACGCGATGACTACGCCAATCAGTGACGAAAGCTCTGCTTCCGCCGTGGTTCCTCTTATTATTCGTGGTCCGGCTGAGCTTGGTGAGAAAATCAAGCAGTTCAAGTTTGAACGCAGCTTTGACCCGGCTCTCGCACAACGTGCTGACCGCGTGCTTGAGCGTATTCTGCAGGGGCTCGACGTACCCAAAGACGTAGTCACTGGACTAGCAAATGTCAAGTACTCGAACGCCCTACAGATTGATGAGAGCCTATATAAGGCTCACATCGAGCCCCTGCTGCTACTTCTCTCTGATGCACTAACGGTTGTTTATCTTCGCCCCTACCTCCGCTCGGTCGGCTATGAGGCTGCTGATGTTGACCGTGTTGTTGTTTGGTATGACCCCAGCGCCGTTAGCACACGTAATGACCGTGCCATGGATGCAGACGCTGGCTTTGACAAGATGGCTGTAAGCTTCGAGGCTTGGAGACACGCTCACGGATTCTCCGAGGCCGATGCTCCGAACCCAACAGAAATTGCCCTGCGTCTCATGTTCCAGAAGGGCATGATTACGCCTGAGCTTACTGAGGCCATGCTTTCTAGCTTTGCTCCTGATGCTATGAATGCCGCCCGTGCAGCAGCTCAGGCTTCGAGTGCCGCCCCAGTTCCACCTGAGATTCAGCAGCTACTTCAGGGACAAACTCCTGCTCCAGCTGAAGCCCCAGCAGAGGAACCGGCTACGGAAACTCCTGCTGCTCCGGCTCCTGGTACTCCGGCTCCCGCTCCAACGCCTGACGCTGGTGAGGGTCCGCCCGTTCCGTTGGCTGAACCGCAGTAACACTCTAAATAAAGATGTAATATGGTAGAAGCGCTAGTTTCACCAACATCCTAGGAGTACCCACATGAGTGAGGTTCTAAATGCCCTCATTGCAGCGAACGATGCAGAACCTGTAAAGTCTCTCCGCGGGCTCCCGCAGCCTGCCCCAAAGTCACTTACAGCTTCTATTTATCCTGAAATCAGAAGTCTAAATGCCACTCTTCCGCTTAAAAAGCGTATTAGTTTGGACTCTATTGATGAGGTCCTTCGCCGTGAAAAGAAGAATGGCCTAAGTGACTTTGCTATTGAGAGAGCTGTCAACGCTTTTACTTCTACGGTTTTGAATCCAGACACTGCTAACCCGACTTCTCACCGTGATCTTCTTCCAAGAAATCACCCTCTATCTACAGAGGAAATTTCGAAGTTCCGTGCCCGTGAGATTACTGCCAGCTACTTTGAGTCTGACGCTCGAATTGAAGATCCAGTACAGCGTGCGATGGTTGCTTCGGCTATTAAGGCTGAGCCTGAGTCTGCTGCTCGTAAGTTTTATGTTGCAGCTCTTACAAGCACGCCTAACGGTCTAGAATGTGTTGGAATTGTAGAACGTGCTGATGGTGTCGTTGAACGACGCAAAAACTCTTAGTACCACATAAACTTAGCCACATTAGGCTACAATAAAAACTAATAAACCTACCGTATGGAGAGCCGTAACGTGCTGGATGATAACTTCGACATCACCGAAGAACTAATTGCCCTGATTGCGGCAATCAACCCCTACGCGGGACGCAACTCTAAACTAGATCGAAGCCTCCGAGCACGTGCACAGCTGAGGAACCGCAAGGGTAGATTCATCTACATGGGTGGTGGCATGAGTGTCCGCATCCGAAATAATAACGGTATTTTCAACACTCTAGGTCGTTCCTCTGGTGCCACCAGAGATGGCAAGTTTATTCAGATGTATATCGGCCCCGGATCTGCCGAGGTTCCTGAAGGTTTCTACCTCATTGACCCAGCGAAGACTGACAGCGTCAAAGCCATTATTCCCGGAAGCAGCCCCACTTCCAAGGCCAAATCCAGCTCTGCTATTGAGTCTGAGGCTGTCAATCTTGCAGACCTAATTCGTCTTGACGCTCCAGAGGGTTGGACAAAAAATGAAGATGGCTCTTACTCGTCTGAGGACGGGGAGTTTGTCATCCGTCCCAACAAAAACGGCAAGTTTGATCTTGTCAGAAACGGTAAGAAGCTCCCCGGTGAGTCGGATGACCCGGCAGAGGCGCTAAGTAAGGCTGCCAGGATTGATATCGAGGGCACGTTGTATGCCGACACCAAGAAGGTTGTTGCTCGTCTTAAGAAAAATGTGACGGCTGCTAAGAACCTTGACAAGGACAATGTTCTTGAGCTTGACCAGGATGAAATCGACAAGCGCATCAAGGACGCAGAGGACGAGCTCGAGGGTACTCTATTCAATGACCCTAAAGTTGTTGGCGAGAAGGACCCCAAGCAGGAGGCCCTCGAACGTAACCTTCAAGACTTGCTTTCTGACGCTAAGAGTCTTAATGATGAACTAGAAAAGATTAACGCTGATTACGATGCTCTTGAGAACAAGCGTAATGCTAACGCGCAAGCCATGCGTAAGCGTCGTGATGAAATCAGGCAGGAACTTCTTGACAACGCAGAGGACACTAAAACTGTTCAGGATGAACTAGACATCCAGCCTGATGACACCACCCGCGAGGCTACACTTCCTGAAGAAACTCCCGCAGAAGGAGCGACCCCGCAGGACGCTGATAAAGCTCGAGTTGCTGAGATTAATGCTCGTCTAGAAGAAATTGAAAGTCGTCTAGCCGAAATTAAAGCTGCCCCCGGTGGAGACTCAGACCTCCCTCCTATGGGGGATAAAAAGAGTATGGCTGAACTTGATGCTCGATTAAAAGAGCGTAGTAGTCTTATGGAAGAAAGAAGTCGTCTACTTTCTGAAAGAGATGGCCTTTCTAAGCTGGAAGTTCCAGAAGCAAGAATCCCAACCGCAGAAGAACTTAACAGGAAAGACCCTTCGGGGGAGTCAAACCCTCCAGGAGATGGCCCAGAGCCTTCCCCAGAAGATATGGCTGCTGAGTGGGAGCCCACTAACGAGCCCACCCGATACTTTATCAATGGGCAGGAGCTTGACGAGGCTGGCCTAGGAGTGTGGATTGACAATGCTGAGCAGAATGACATTATCTATGCTCAGACTCAAAGGGACGGCAAACCATTCCTTGAGAAGTACATTAAGAATGCTAACGGTTTCTGGTACACATTCAGTGGAAAGCTTGACAACCTTGATTTCGACAATGAAGGTATGGCTGGATTTATCCGCGGGATGCAGGACCAGGGTACAATTGTAACCAACAACAGACCTGAAAATCTGGACGCTTTTCCAGAGGATGTCAGGGCTGCCCTTGACCGTGTTTCGTCTGAACTAACTCGAAGGGCTGCCCCTAGGCGCACTCCGCGTAGAAGCGCCTATGATGACCTCAACCTAGCCCTTGATGGTACCCCTCTTGTTGACCTCCCTCCCGTTCAGTTTGATCCCACGTCGGGTCCTGACGCTTCGTGGGTAATTCCAGACGAGGGTGTTGCTAAGTTCTGGAAGGGTGACGTTGTCTTTGTAGATGGCAAGTGGAAGCGTGTCACTGACCGTCAGGTTGTGACAACTCTTCGTCCTTCTCCTAATGCTGGTAAAGAGCCATATTCTCAGCGTAACTACACATACACATTTGAGGACGGCACCACTCTCGAGGCTGAGACTGTAAACGGTTGGCTGAGAGACAAGAAGACTCACGGTCGGGGCTATCCTGTTGCCCACATCGACCCTCGCCGTCGCCCAGATGGTGCTAACCGCGAGCAGGTTCTACCAGAAGGTGCTGTGCAGCCTGGTACACCTGAGGCTCCCGCGACACCTGAGTCTACCGCTGACGCTGCTATTCCTGTAGTATCAGACACTCCTTCTGACTCCCTCCTATCAACTGAGCTTCACAGAAGTCCTGTCGGCGCAACTATCGATACCGCAGATGGTGGTTGGACTAAGATTGGTGATGACCTTTGGGCTAGTGACGACACTGGTGAGGTTCTATCTTCTGATGACATGTTTATTAGAAGTATGGGTAATTATGATTTTGGCCCAACTGAGAACATTACTCCAGACAGTCCTGTAAATGTAAAAGCAAAAGAGTTTGAAGCTCGCATGGCTGAGCAGAAAAAAGCTGTTGCTGACAAGTACAGTGAGTCTACTGGTGGTCTCGACATTTCTTCGGAGATTAACCCTCTCATCGACGAGTCTATAAATTTCGGTGACGCTGATGAGGTCAGTGCGCGTGTGGAAGCACTAGAAGAAGAGATTGATAGTCTTGCCGACCAGTATGCTGACCTCCTAGAGAACGATGGCACCCCTGCTGCTATAGAAGAGATTGCTAGCGCAATGAATGACCTGATTGTTCAGCGGGATGATATTTTTAACACATTTAATCGGCTA